CCTTGGCCCTGCGGGTCGATCTCTACCAAATTGCGGTTGGCACGCAGGGCGGCAGCCCCCTGCGCGTCTCCTGCGTTCTCTGCGGCTGCGATGCGCTCGTCAAGCATGGCCAAGGCCACATCGGGCTTGCCGCCCAGAAGGCTGGTCGAAAGCTTGATGCCGAATTGCGTGTCAGCCTCACGGCGCGGGGCTTCCCTCGCCTCAAGCGCACTCTTAAGCTCGCCAAAGGTCGAGGCGTTGTTCAGCGCAAACTGGTTCAGCGCGTCGGTCGTCAGCGTGCCACTGATCGCCATGTCGCGCAGGCCAGAAAGCTGCGCCTGCATGGCCTCGGCCTGCGCACGCTGGCGCTCTGCCTCGGCGCGGCGCATTTCAAACTCTTGCGCAGCGCGGTTTTCTGCCGCCGCGTTCAAACCCATCGCTTGCTCGCGCTCTTGCATAACTTGGCGCTGCTCAATGTCGGCGCGACCAAGGCCATATCCGCGCATGGCCTGCTCAATGGGGTTCTGCACGTCTAGGATATAGTTAATTGGCTCCATCAGAACGCCCCCCCGCCGTAAAACATGCCTTGCCCGAAGGTCAGCGGCGCGGATGCGCCTGTTGGCGTGTAGCCTTGGTATGCCATGCCGCGTCCGATGGCAGTGCCCGCACTGCCGAGCAGGTTGCCCCAAGTCTGAGCAGACGCAAGCGTCCCGCCGGCCTGCGCCGCGCCCTGTTGTGCAAGAAGGTTCGAAATGTTCTGGCCAGTCGTTTGGCCAAAAGTCGCTTGGTTGGTCGCCGCGTTCTGCCCCATCTGAGCAAGACCGCCAAGTCGCCCATACTGCTGTTCGATCAGGCCAGACAGGATCTGCGGGCGGAACTGAGCCAGCGCGCCCTGCACGTTGCCGCCACGCAGGCCGCCCGTGGCAGATGACTGCTGCAAGATCGCATTCTCGCCCTGCCGTGCCAGCGCGGCAAACTCCGGGCCTTGCTCAATCGCCTGAATGGCAGCACGCTGGGCATCTGCGCCAGCCGCGCCTGTCAGCGCAATCTGCTGGCCAAAAGCCGTCGTTCCACCCGTAACAAACGGTGCAAGAAGTTTCTGCACCGCGTCAAACTGGCGGCGCTGCTCTTCGATCCCCTGCTGCGCGGCTGCTGACTGCGTTGCGGCGGCAGATTTCTGCGCATTGGACTGAATCACGCCGCTTGCGACAGATCCGCCGATCATGGCTGCTGCAATCCAACTCATGAGAATGACCCCCCAAGATATTTGTGAACCGCAGCGTCAATGGCTTGCAGGTTGATGGATTCATTCTGAGCGTCTAGCCACGCCTTGCTTTTGTCCACATACATTTCTTCAAGTTTTTCGACATCGGTTTCTTCCGTTGCATAGGCATTCAGAAAAACCGTGTCCTCGATGATATAAGCGAACTTACGACCGGGCTGCCCGGTGAAGATATATGGGCCTTCAATCACCTTGGCCTCGCCGTTGACGATCACCGCCATCTTGCCTTTGAGCATGATGTTCATGTGTTCGCCCTTGTGAGCGTGTCCCATGATATAGGCCCCGGCGGGCAGAAATGCCTCGCGCATATAGATACCAGGCCCAAAATGGTGCGATACCGGGCAGTCAATCTGAGGCGCGGCCAGCATCATTGCCTCGATTGAGTCGAGTGCAGAAACGGCTGCGGTTTCATGATTGACCTGCAATGGCTCGTCCTTCTCGGATCTTGCCTGCTGGTGGGCCAAAGTCTCAGCACCCGCAGTATCGCAGAAATTAGGTTTTTGGGCAAGGCTCGTCATCGCAAACCAAACCTTTCAAGGATGGTATATGGATTGTACAGAGAAAGCGGGTCAATACGCTCCCCGTAAAGATCCGCCACGCGGTTCGTCGGCTGGTATCCACGCGCGAAACCGCCTTCCTCCGCGCCACTCGGCATCGGGCGAAAACGGGATTGCGCGGGCGCGCCGAGGTAGCTGGCGGCCCGTTGATCGCGGTATTCTGCCGATGGCCGCAAGAAGTCCGTGACGATAGCCGCAGCCGCCGACCCGGCATCAGGTGCTGACATAATAGAGCGAGCCGCCGCACTCTCAGGGCCCTGCAACTCCATCATCATAAAATCAAGCTGCGCGTCCACATCACTCGGGTCAACGCCCCGTTCGCGTGCAAACGCTTCATACTCCACACGGCGCGGGCCAGTCAGTTGATACAAGCCGAATCCGCCGCGCGAGCCAGGCACAATTGGGTTGCGCTCGTTGATGCCTGGATTAAGGCCGCTTTCATCCTGAAAGTTCATAACAAAGCCCTCCGCGATATGCGGCGGCAAACCACGGGCAATCAATTTTTCCCTGATTTCATTCGGGTCAACTATAGCCATCAGTCATCTTCCTCCCATGCTTGGCAAGCGCGCAGGTTATGGCAGATGAAGTCAAACTTTTCGCAATAGCCGCGCCCGCCGCCATCCATGTCAAACTTGTCAAGCGGGATAGCCTCCATCTTGGCTTGGAACATGGGGTCATTCTGGAAGTATTCGCAATTGGCGCAAAGACGCCGACGCGCTTCCTTCTCGTTCATGTCCCATGCTTTGCCCAAAGCTGTCCAGTATTCCTTGTTCGCTTTGGGGTCTACAGAAGCCTTTTCAGGCCCAAGCTGCCATTCATCAATCACCAGTTGGCGATTTTTGCGGTTCTCGGATGTCGATACAATCTTTTTTATGGAAAGACCAAACCCCATCATCATGTCGTCCATTACGATACCTCCCGGCCTGAGCAGCGAATTGTGAGCGACGCGGCAGCACCGGCCAACGTCGAGATGAACCCATTAGCGTCCAGCACATGGCCGACCAACTCAGGGCAGGTGTAGGTTTCATCAGGAGCCACAGCGCGAGCGTCGATGATGAGGTTGGATGCCCCGGCAGATCCCCCCGAGGTTACAAGATTGACCGAGATCGCCACGTTGCCGGCGCTGGTGTTGGTGACCGTGAATTTGTCGATTATCGCCCGCACAGCCGTCGCGGTGTACTGTGTGGTCTGCGTGTTCTCTGCCTGCTTGGCTGGGATCAGAACCTTTGGGATGACTGCCACGATGGCCTCCTTAACTGATGCGATAGACGGTAAAAGTGTTTGTAGCCGTCTTACGGACGCGAAACATGCCAGATGATCCAGCCGCAACAGCCATGCTGCCAGTAAGGGTAAGGCCCGCTGCAGTGCCAAGAGTAACCACACCCAAACCAGTGTTTATGACTGATACATCAAAGGACATGTTCGTCGGGAACGTGGCAGGCACGCCGCCTTCAATGTTTGTCCCGGTTGGCAAAGTCAAAGTGGCCAAAGCGCCCGTATATTGAATGATGCCCGTCAGCAGTTCCGCGATGGTGAGTGTTGCAGCAGCAGCTTTTGAGGTTTGGGCGGGCTGGTTCTTATAGACAACTCCGGAAGCAGTCACCGTGGTAAACGTCCCAGCAGCCGCAGACGAACCGCCGATCACAGTGCCGTCGATGGCGCCGCCAGTGATGGAAACGCTGTTTGAGTTTTGGAACGCCATGCTTCCAAGACCAGACACGCTAATGGTGACTGCACCATCAGCGTTTGTCACAGTGATATTTGACCCTGATGTGATGGTGTTGGCCACCCATCGGCGTTTTGTAGCATTGTAGATAATAACCATGCCTGACCCAGCAAAAGGCGCTTGCACGTCACTTAGTCGATCAAGGCGCGTGGCCACCTCTGCCTTATTGTCTGCCACACCCGCAGAATATCCAACATCAACGATCAACTGCGCGAGTGTGTCAATATCGGCGGGCGTCAACTGCCCAGCCACCAAAAAAAGACGCTCAATGGCTCTGATTGCTTCTGGATCGTTTCCGATAAAGCGGGCGATCTGATTTCTATTAAGAGGGGTTGGATCAGCCATCAGAATGCCAGCGGTTCAACCCGCGCCTCCAAACGTGCCATAGCAAGTTGCGCCTCGCTGGTGCCACGGAACTTTTGCAAGCGCCAATTGCGCATGTGGCCCTGCTGAAGCCAGACCAACCGCTTGTTGTATTCTCCCAGCTTGCCCACGCGCGCAGGCTTCTCAACGCTGTAGGTCAGGCCATCGACCGAGTATGATGTCCATACAGTCGGGTCAGCACCAGGCTGCACGCGGCCCGTCAAGCTGACCAACTCCATGTCATGGAAAATTGCGCCCCGGCTCTCGTTGTAAACGATAGTCGTGCCGAACTCCCAGCCGATTGTCTCGCCCCAATGGCTGGCGATGTTCTTGTCCAGATAGCCCACGTCGGTCGCGGCAGGCTTGCAGACGTTCCACCGATCATAGGCAAAGACAGCATCGCAGACAGCCCATCGACCGAGGCCAACCAGCGATGTGCGCAAGAAGAACCAGACAGGTTGTCCGACAGCCTGAGATCCTGCGGCATCAAACACGATGGTCTGATCCGGCAGGTGGATGTCAAGGAACTGGTGGCCGCCCTCGGTGCGCTCCTGCATGAACGATGTGGAAAGCTGGGCCTCGGTGTAGCCAGCCAGGATTTCCTCAATCTCACGCGTGGCGATTTTTGACGCCGTGCCGTTGGCTCCAACGTAAATTGAAATGTTCTCGTTGGTGCCGCTGCCAATGAAGGCAATGCTCTCGCCAAAGACGCAGCAGGTGTGCGTCCCAAGCGTGCCTTTTTGCGTCTGCGCGCCGGGGATGCGCTGGAATGGAAAGCCGGCTGCCCCGGTATTGTCGAACACTTCAATGGTGTGACGGTTCAGCGCGTAAATTTCGTTGCGCAATTTCAGCAAAGCCTTCACGGGGTCAGGATCGGCTTCCGAAGATCCGTACTTCAGTGGGTCAACGGCGAAGGGATCGTTTAATTCAGTGATGATTAGAAACTCGCCATCTGTCGTCATAAAGTAACCATCGACCCAAACCACGGTCAGAGCCGTGCCGAGATCTGGATCTGTCACCCGCGTCAGCGTCCTGCCGTCATAAAGATACAGGCTCCCGCCCGCTGCAACAGCCAGATAGTCAAAGCTGTATGTGAACGTGACGCGGCCCCCGCTGCCAACATCACCGATCACTGTAACCGCGCCGTTCTGCGCGACCGTCACCAACTTGGTCCCCATCACGCGGTACAGCACGCCGTTCCAATTCAAGCCGCCACGGTTCGGTCCCGGCCCGTCCCCTGTTTTGACGATGCCATCAGCGGGGCGCAGATAACCCTCCGAGATGCCCGTGGCTTTCGGCACAGGCACAAGGTTGACAGGGTAGCTCGTCCGAAAGTCGGGCGAGCCATCCGTGTAAATCCCGTTGATGATGCCGATCTGCATTGCTGCCCCTTAAAATTGGATGGACAGTTGGAAAGTTTCCAAGCGCACGACGTTGTTGGCCGTGGCGGGCTGCGCGGTAATTGCAAAGACTTGATTAGCAGTAGCGTCAACCGACAGGGATACAACCGCACCCGTTGAAAGTCCGTGGCCCGTCGCGCCCGCTGCGCTGCCTACTATCTGCGAAGCCCCGCGATTGTAGAGGATTTTTTGCACATCGACGCTGGCGTTGCTTGTAGCGGCAACAGTCAGCAACGCTCCACCGCCGAAGCTCATTCCTAGATTTTTTGCCACGGCGCTGTTGGTCATACTAAACAGAGCCTCAACAAACATGACGCCGCCGACGCCCATTGACGAACCCGGCACAGTGACAGATGCCAGCGTGACAACAGTGTTCGCCACGGCAACGGTCGGCGTGCCAAGCCCAGCCACGAATGGAAGGTTGATAGTGATCTTGACGCCGGTGGTGTCCGTGTCCACCGCCGTGACAGCATAGAACCCATTGACGCCGGTGCCCGTTGCCCAA